TTCTTGGGGTGTACAGGTACCATAGTTGATTGTGATGAGTGGGCACAAAAAGAGTACAAAAAAAGAAATTTCAATGGCATCATGGAAATGGAGATTGACTCCATGCAGCAAGATATTGCAAAACTCCGAGATGCCATTGATATGGGCATAATCAAGCAAGACATGGGAGCATCTCGTATTGCCATGCTACAAAAAGAATTACGAGGTACGATCAAACAAATCAATGACGAGCGTGTTTTGACCGATAAACAAGGTTTAATTCTTGCTGGAGCAGATCGGGCACTGCGTGAGATGCTGTCCATTTTCCGTGACGATCCGATTGAGGGTCCTCTCCAGGAAGCCTCCATGGGCGTTTGGACCAAGATTTTATCTGAAGAATCTTAAGGCTCAGTGCGCTAAGGTAGGCGCATGGCTGGCACCAACCTTTATAGCGTCTATCGGCGCACGGCACGCGCTGCAGCAAAACAGCATGTTGTCAAAAAAACCACTAACATTGATGTTGAACGCGCTCGCGTAGATTTTGCTTATTTTTGCGATGTCGTTGGCGATAAACCTCCCGCAGCACATCATAAAGAATGGCACCGTTACTTGTGCACTGGCGAGGATTCTGAATGTTTGATTGGCATTGCTGGACCTAACGTTGATATTCTTAGTCCCAGAGGGAGCGCAAAGAGCACCGTAACCGGCCTTTTTTGTGCTTGGACCATTGGCGTGCATGCGCTACACAAAAAACCACTAAAAATTCTTTATATTTCTTACACAGTAGATGTAGCGCGCCCCAAGAGTGCTGCTATCAAACGAATTATTGAAGAAAGCAAAACTTATAGGGAAATTTTCCCTATGGTTAAAATTGCTAAAGGGATTAACTCTAACGAATATTGGAGTATTGATTGGAAATTTGCTGGCCTTAAATCTGCAGCAGAAGAAGAATTTACTATTTGTTGTGCAGGTTTAAAAGGTGCAGTGACGTCAAAACGCAGTCACCTTTGCGTGATCGATGACATCTGTAAGTCCGCCGACGAAATTAAAAATAGAGATATCCGTATAGCAATGGAAGATAACTGGAATTCAGTTATTACCCCAACAATGTTTGAGGGTGGAAGAGCAATATGCCTTGGCACGCGTTTCCGCCACGATGATATGCACGGTACAACTTTTGTTCCGCAAAATGACTGGATTCAACTGGTGCAGTCAGCCATAACAATTGATGACAAAGGGGACGAAATCTCCTACTGGCCCGAAATGTGGTCACTTGAGTATCTTCAAGATCGCAGACGACAAGCGCCCATTGCTTTTAGTTTTCAGTATCAGAATCAAATTGTTCAAACCAGTGAGTTGGCGGTTTCACCAGAGTTAATTGTTAAGGGAGCAATTGCCACGCAGTTTGATGCGTTAGGAATTGGAGTTGACTTGTCTGCTGGTGTCAGAGAAAGGAATGACTATACCGTATTTGTTATGGGCGGGCGAGTAGGGGACAAAATTCACATTATTGATTGCAAACGAATCCGCATCATGGGAAACCTAGAAAAACTGGAGGCCCTTATGGAAATGATGGAGGAATGGGGTGTTGTGCATAAAGATAAGGATCAGTATTTTCCTACAGGCAGCCATATTGATGTCTGGTCTGAAGCTGTGGCATATCAAGCGTCACTTGAAGCGGATTTTCGGCGAATTTGTTTAGGTGATCACGGACTTTACAATATAAATTGGCACGCGGTCAAAGGGTTCCGTGGCGATAAAGTGGCCAGATTTAGGGGTATTATGGGGTTGTTCGAACAACGTAAACTTGTTTTTAATAAATACCGCAAGTTCCAAGCATTAACTGATGAAATTCTTAATTTTGGTGTCAGTTCTCATGATGACTGCGTGGACGCGCTGGTTTGGCTTTGCAACGGACTGATGACTCGAGGCAAACTGGAACTGGAATATTGACCTCGTAAAAAATTGAGTACTATAAAGTATTCTGGAACTAAACTAAGAAAACCACCTACCCATGTCTACCAGCTACTACATCATTGAATTGGAGCAGGATGCCTACGGTTCTGCTGTAATCCCGCTTCCCGACGAACTTTGCCACGATATGGCTCTAGCGCCTAACGAGCGTTTTGATGTTGAAGTGGAAGATGATGTGATCATCCTTAAAAGGCTTGGCGCTGGCTACGATATTGAGGCATAATTAAACCAGTCTTCTTGATTTCCAATGAGCGATAGTAACAACGTTTTAGAATCTATCCTCAAGTCAGTCGTAACGCGAGACGGACAGGGCCCAGCAGACACCATGCTGGTAAATGCGCATTTGTCCCAAATGCGGATGTTTGGCATCCGTCAGGGCGTTGAATTTTACCCAGAGCAGGATAATTTCGGAACGCAGCGTTTTGATTTTGTTCAACAAGTCATCAAATTTAATAAATTAGATGCGCGGTTGGATTCAATCTGGGATCGTTTTCTTTCTTACGGCAAAGGATTGTTTTACATTAGACCGACAAAAAAAACATATAGACTGTATTGGTTTGATAAAGACGCTTACAGAACTTATTATTCGCCGGACGGTGAATTAGAAGAAGTTGTTATTATTTATTCTTACAAAGTTAAGGCGTCACGGGGCTTTGGTGGTGCTGGCCTGCAGACGGATAAGCGCTATATGCGGCTTCGGATTACTGCTGCAGAAATTGAAGAGTACCACAGCGAACAAGAATTAAATTTTGATAGCCCTTTAGAGTTTGCAACATTAAGTCAAAAAACAGTTGTAAATTCCATGGAATTTATTCCATGTGTTGAAGTTTTTAATAATCCTGACGCGTTTGGCACCGATGGTGCAGGTGAGTTTGATTGGTTAGCCAATCAAATCGTGGCACACGATGAGATGGTTAAAAACATCCGCGCCAACTTGTCCTTCTTTGGTAATCCTACATTGCTTTCTTCGCGTCCTAAGCAGGACATCATTGAGAAAGCTGACGGTGATATTGCACAGCGACCCAGTATCTCAAGTCAATCTGGATTCCAATCAGAGTTCAGCCTTTCCAGCTCAACATATAAGCAAGATAACGTTTCACGTCAACCACCTGGATACATTGGTAAACCTGGTGGCGGCATGCGGGTTCCGCGTGTTATTGCAAACCTGGAGCCTACTGACAGGGTTGGATTTATTACACCTAACGCAGTAAGTACGGACCAGGCACGTTATGCCGAACAACTGCGCAGCGAGATCCGCCTCGCCCTTGGCGGCATTGATGACCTCAGTATTACTAATGTCACGGCCACTGAAATCAAATCAGCTTATGGACGTGTAAGCGCAACAGCAAAGAAAAAATGCTTGCAGCTGTACACCTATGGAATCTGCAGGTGTTTTGAATTAATGATTTTCCAGGAAGAACAAATTTTCCGTAAATCATTAGCATACGCTTCAGGAATCAAGTATCCGCAACCACCTGAGGACAATAGCGATCCTAAACAGGAAGAAAAATACAACAAAGCAAAAGCGCTTTATGAAAAGAAACTGCAAAAAGCAATTGATACTGCAGTTGAAACAAAAGAAATCCCTGATGGGGTATTAGGTTTAGCACCAGATGGGGATCGCACTGTCTGTTGGCGCTGGATGGGACCTGTTTATGAAGATACCGCCCAAGACAAACTTAACCAATCTATCTTCACACGTAACCTACAAGAGTTAGGTGTTGATAGCATTGAAGCACTGAAGTATTTATTCCCTTCAAAAACGGATGACGAAATCGCGGGCATGCTCTCCGGTTTCCCATTCCGAATGGTAGGGGAAGTACAGAGGGCCTACTCCACATTTATTGATTTAATCAATCAAGAAATGCGGACACCACATCCACAGCAACCGAATTTACCGATGGCTGCGGATCCGAGACTTGATCTCACCCCTTTCCTTTACCGAACTCTCGAAAGCCTACAAAAAGAGGTAACCTATGCAGGCCGATACCGCAATGCCGACCCAATCGGCACCCCAAGTATCCCAGACCCAGCCGATCAGCTACGCGGCTCCAGTAGCCCAGACGGCGGCTCAGGCACCGGCGGTAGCAACCAGTTCTCAATGGGTGTCACCCTACCAAGCAGCGGTGGCCCCAGCCCCGCAAATGCAGGCCCAGATGGGGGTGCCAACCTACCAATCAGTCCCTACAGCGTCGTACCCCCAAGCGTACCAGGAAGCCCCACAGGCAGCCTCGGCGGAGAATCCTTACAAGGAGGCGTTCAACCGGGTGGTGGGGCTCCTGAGTTCGCCCGTCCAATTCCCGTTCCAGGGTCAACAGTCCGGGCAGACAACTCAAGCAAACCAGGCCAACTACGGTTCCCAGGCGGCTCCCCAGTACAGCAACCAGGCGATTCCGACCTCTATGCCTGGGATCAACAACAACCAGGCATCCTCCAACGGTTATTCCCAAACCTCTCTGGAGATCAGCCCGGACCAACTCCGCGCAAACGGCGTAAGTGAGGCAAGCCTTGAGGTCATCGACCATTTCGGTCCTGATGTTCCTGCGGTACTGAATGATTATTCTTGCCAGCTGGAGGACGCACTGATTGCGACTAACGGCCAGTTGATGCAGGCTGTGGAGCTGCTTCGGGCCATGTCTGCTGAGCACAAAGCTTATGAGACGATCCTGACTGATCCTGATGTGCTTGCTGATTACACCTGTGAGTTCTTCGGTGCAAACGGTCCTTATCCCATCCCCGATGACGCTCCTGCTGCTGCTGCTGCTGCAGGCGCTCCCGGCCAGCCCGTTGGCCAACAGTTTGTGCGCCCTGCCGCTCCCCAGCGTCCTGAGATGCCTGTTCCCCCTGCTCCTCAGCAGGCCCAAGGCAATCCCGGAGACTTCTGGAACAGCTTTGGCACTCTGGCAGACAGGGATCCTGCTAACGCCTGGCGTTATCTGAACCAAGCATCCTCCAACCCCGAAGTGTTCCGTCAGAAACTCTTGGTAATGGAGTGATAATCGGAAAAAATCCGATTAAACACTGTTTATTGGAAAACCAGTTAAACGCCGTTTATTAGAAAATTAACTAAACGTAGAATAAGGGGTAGTAAATACTGCCCCTTTTTTATTGGTTAAGATGGCAAAACAACGTATGGCGGGAGATCGACCGGTAATCGGTGCCCCGACTTCTCAAGGGGCAGGTATTACCGCAGGTAGCGCAGCAATGCCGCCTGATCTTCAACAAAGTTATTTGAATCTTGCAATACCTGGTTCTCCCTTAGGCCAAATGGGTTTGTTGTCGTCTAATCACCTGCGGAATGCGCAGATTGTGCAAGATTCTTTTCTTGTAAACGAGCAAGGCATGATGACGGGAATGATGCCCCAGTATGGCCAACTACCGATGGGAATGTATCCCGCTCAAAAACGCCAAGGTAAATAAAAATGGATTCCGCTAAAGCTAAAAAAGCAAAATCAAAAGCAACAAAAATTAAAGAAGATCCTAATGCGCTCATTGCAGCGGCGATGTTGGCACAGCAGGCGCAAACAGGCCCACTGGACCCGGAAATCCAGGCTAATCAAATTGCTTTGCAAACTCCTACTACCAATCCCTATCACATGATGGGAGCAATGCCCCCCAACGTGTATAGCCCGGGCAATTTAGTTGGTGGTTACACGCTTCCCCAGGTCTACAATCCTGAAGCTTAAATAAGTCAAGTAAGTAAGGGTGTTGCTATAATTTTTTTAATGGAATTTAATTTCCAGAACTCATAGAAACCTTTT